CTATACACCTGATCGTGATTGGTTGAAAGAAATCAAGATTCCTCCTCAATTTGTGAATGTGGTGGAAGACGTTCGCATTGAGAAGATGATGAAACGTCGTTATGCTGGTATTTCTAAGACTTTCTATCGTGGATATAATGATCTTGCAGATAAAGATTTTTTCGGTGTTGAGTGTGAAGATGTGAGCAAGATGAATCTTGCAGATCGTGTAAATCTTTACTTTAAGATTGGTAACTTTACTGATATTCCTTTTGATGAATATCTTGAGATGCCTATTGTTCGTATGATAGAAGGTTGTGAAGACTTTGATGATGTTCTTCTGTCGGCACAAGCACTTTATAAGTATTGTGAGCAACAGATGAACACCAATACTAAGACTGATATGGATTCTTTGGATCTACAAAGTTCTGGCAATAATGAGCAGAACTTTGAAGAAACTCAAGAATCTGGAGAAACTGATTCTCAACAACAAGAAGAATCTGGTGATAGTGAAGAACAGCAAGATGGAGAAGGAACAAAGTCTGAACAACAATCACCAGAAATCAATGATCTGAATAAACCTTCAGAAACTCCCGGTGTAAAAACGATGGAGTATTTGGAAGATGCAATCAAAGATCTTACTTCTATGAATGGAATTGAAAACGTGTACATCGAACTTCCGAAAGTAAATCTTGATGATATTATCATCCCCAACCAAGAAATTCATAATCTTTGCAATGAAACTTGGAATGACCCGTGTGATCCAACTATTTTTGATTGTGTTGATTCCGAATTCCTGAAGTTTAAAAAATCTGCACAGAAGGAAGTCAACTATCTGGTCAAAGAGTTTGAGTGTCGCAAAGCAGCAGACTCCTATGCCCGTGCCACTACTTCCCGCACTGGTGTGTTGGACTGCACCAAACTTCATACCTACAAGTACAATGAAGACCTCTTTAAGAAAGTCACCACTCTTGCTGATGGTAAGAATCACGGTTTGATTTTTATTCTTGACTGGTCTGGTTCTATGGGTCAAGTGATGCTTGATACTATGAAGCAACTTTTTAATCTGGTTTGGTTCTGTAAAAAAGTTGGTATTCCTTTTGAGGTATATGCATTTACTAATGAGTATCCTCGTGTAAAGTATGATGATGAAGCAAAGCAAGTTCTTCGCACTCTTTCTTATGAAAAGAAAGATGGATTGATGCAGGTAGGTGAGTGGTTCTCTCTAATGAACATTTTGACTCACAATGTCAATTCCAAAACATTGGATCACCAGATGAAAAATATTTTCCGATTGGGTTGGTATTTTAGTCGATATTCTATGTATCCTGCCCCTCAAGGATTGGGTCTTTCTGGAACTCCTTTGAATGAAACAATGGTAGCACTGCACCAGATTATTCCTCAGTTCAAGAAAAACACTAAAGTGCAGAAAGTTCAATGTGTTGTTTTGACTGACGGTGAGGGATATTGTCCCAAGTATCATCGTGAAATTCAACGACACTGGGAACACGAACCTTTCGTTGGTCTTGGAAGCATTGGTGCAAACGCTTTCTTACGTGATCGAAAAACTGGAAATACTTACTCCCTTGATGGTGATTGGTATCAAGTTACTGATGTTCTTCTTCAGAATTTGAGAGACAAGTTTACTGATACAAACTTTATTGGTATTCGTGTACTTGAATCCCGTGATGCTAACTCATTTATGCGTCGTTATTTTGGATTTAAATATGACCTGATGGAAAAAATGCAGTCTCAGTGGAAAAAACAACGAGCATTTTCTATCAAAAACTCTGGATATCATTCTTATATTGCACTTTCTGCGAGTACTCTTGCTAATGAATCTGAATTTGATGTTGCCGATGATGCCTCAAAAACTCAAATTAAAAAATCATTTATGAAAAGTCTGAAGGGTAAAAAAATGAATAAGAAAATTTTGAATGAGTTTGTGGACCTTATTGCTTGATAAATATTTTTATAGTAATAGGTAATTAAAATGTCTAGATTTGGAGATTTTCTGGCAGGAGGTAATAAAACGAAACCTGCTCCAACTCCTACACCAGAACCAGTAGTAGAACCAGTAGTAGAAGAAGTTGTAGAGGTTACAGAGTCTCCTATTGTTGGTGAAGATACTACAAATTATGAAGAGTGGATTGAAGAAGAAAGATATGAGAGTGATGTATCATTCCGTGATATGTCTAAAAAAGAACTTGAAGAATATGGTAGAACTATTGGGATTGAGTTAGATAGGAGACACTCCCATAGAAAGTTGGTTCAAGAACTGGAAGAATACCTGTCCAATTCTTGAACTGTCCACTGGGGGTCGCAAGACCCCTCTTTTTGGACTATAATAACTTCAGTTGAAACAAACGACCTACATCATGTCTCTTTCTGTTGACTACATCCGCACCTCCCTACAGAATCTTTACGGAGAGTCTGTGACTTCTGCCGATATTCGTGCGTGGTGTGCGATGAATGGTGCTACTTATCAAACTGTCAGCAAAAAACTTTCTGATTATAAAGTTGGTCACGGCAAGTGGAACCTTGAGGTGACACAGGAAAAAGTGGAAGAAATCGAACGTACCTATCAAGCACCCTCTGCACTTCCCCCAATTGAACAAAATCTTATTCCTGAAAAAGATGATACCTTCGTCAAGTTTGGTAACTTTGGTGATCTTCGCAAAATTATTCAGTCCCGTCTATTCTATCCAACGTTCATTACGGGTCTTTCGGGTAATGGTAAAACGTTCAGTGTTGAGCAATCGTGTGCTCAACTCAATCGAGAACTTATTCGCGTAAACATTACTATTGAAACTGATGAAGACGATCTTATTGGTGGTTTCCGTCTTGTCGATGGGGCAACTGTTTGGCATAACGGACCTGTCGTTGAAGCACTCCAACGAGGAGCAATCCTGCTACTCGATGAAGTTGACCTTGCTTCCAACAAGATTCTATGCCTCCAGTCCATCCTTGAAGGTAAAGGTGTGTTCCTGAAAAAGATTGGTAAATATGTAAAACCCGCTAATGGATTTAATGTTATTGCAACTGCAAATACTAAAGGCAAAGGCAGCGATGACGGTCGTTTTATTGGAACTAACGTTCTCAATGAAGCCTTCCTTGAACGATTCCCTGTAACTTTCGAGCAGGAATATCCGACTCCTGCACAAGAATGTAAAATTATTACGAACGTTGCAGAATCTCTTGGTGTTTCTGATCAAGACTTTTGCAAACGTCTTGTGGACTGGGGTGACATCATTCGCAAGACCTTCTATGATGGCGGCATTGATGAAATCATTAGCACCCGTCGTCTTGTCCACATTATTCGTGCCTATTCAATCTTCCAAGACAAAGCGAAAGCAATCCAAGTTTGTGTAAACCGATTTGATGATGAAACTAAACAAGCATTCCTTGAACTCTATGACAAAGTTGATGCAGACTTCCAACTCCCTGTGGAATCAGTACAAGACGGCAATCTGGGAAACCTTTCCTGATTTAGAGAACATTTGTGATTGGGCAGATTGGGAGGAAAACAATACCTCTCTTTCTGCCAAGATCTACAGCACTAAACATATTCTCAAATCCAGAGAAGTTGAGATATGGGATAACAAATCCTGCATTTACAACAACATTATCTATCCTAGAACTGGTAGCAATCTTCCTTGCTTCGGTATGGATCTGATGGGTTTCTTTGACAAGAAAGTCATTATTGTATTTGACTTCCAACATCCAGTGGAAAACTATTTGTTCTCCCATTCAGACCTTCCAAAGGCAGATGGTTCATTCCGATTCTTTGAACCAGGAAATCACTTCTCAGAAAATGTGTATGTTGCTAAATGTACAATGTCTGAGGTCAATGAACACCTTGATATATTCAAGAAGTACTTGACTACCTACAAGGATATGCTAGAATGTGAGAAACCTAATGGAAACGATTTTTCCACCTATTGCGACTTTGATTCTTATATGAAAAAGTTGGATCCTGTGAGTGGATATCTTTCCAATAAATTTGGTAAAGAAAAAGCAGACTCTTTAGTAAACGATTTTCTTTTCTGCTATGGTTAATTCCTGGTCCTTACTTTATGATGAACTAACAATGAACGAAACTATTGATGATGGTATGCGCCCTTGGGGGCATAGTGATTATGAATTTTTGATTGCTAATCCAAATATGACTGACATTATTCCCAACTCTCCTGCAACACCTTGGAAGTATAACGAAGAAGAGATTGTAAAAGAACTTCTTGAATATATCCGTGGAACTTACAATCAGCATTACTCTGCTGGTGATGATAGAATCCAAACTTTGGA